TTGAAAAAAGCTTTATTTTTAACATTCTTTGTCGGTTTGTTGATTTTTGGCTCTCTAACCCCTATTTCTGCTAGTGCAGAAGAATCAAAAGGAACTAACACCCCAGCTTTAACTCAAGTAGAGTATTATGATGCAAACAATAAACTTGTAAGTGTAGAGAGCTATACGGAAGAAAAGCAAGCTTCAAGCACACCTTCTACAAAATTCTTTTCATTGGCTGCATCCAAAAAAGGTGTTTCGTATTATGATTTTGGTAAGACGACCTTCTCAAACTATATTTGGGTAAAAGGTGGATACGCCTTCAAAAACCCTGGTGCTATGTCTATAGAATTAAATAATAGACCAAAACAATTTGAAGTAAGAATGTATGCTTCTAATAAAAAAACTTACATTGGTAAAGGTGTAGCTAAGAATGCATCTGGGTGGGTTCCATTTGATTGGAGATCACTTAGAAAAAAAGGAAGTTCATACACTTTTAAACTAGTGAGCGCCGCCAATTCTGGAAAAATCACTGTAAACAATGGAACTCTTGAATACAATGTTAACTAAATTAAAGTGGTTGAGAAGAAGCAGGTAATACTTGCTTCTTCTTTTATTGGCTAAGATTATTATTTTTAAAACCTCATAAACTCCCCTAATACTCATTCAGCAGCGTTCTTCTTTTCGCTTGGTTGTAGATCAAGTCGTACCTTATTCTCGCTTGTCTTTGTTGGGATATTGTTAATGTCTTATTTCCCATCATCTTGAGAAACATTTTTAATTGTTCTTGCTCCTTTTTGGTTACAGTCACTTTCAATCGCTCTCCATTCATCGTTAAAACTTTTGTTATTTGTCTTGACTTTTCTTTTGATCTTTTGCTTGATTGGTTGAGACTGTGGACAACGGCTGGGCAAGTTGTCTGCCTGAATTTGCTTGTAAAAAAATAAACTCCGGCAGGCGGCTGAAACTTGATTGTATATCCACTTGTGATATCCGTGTGTTCACCCTATTTGCCGTTGGTTATTCTCCAAACAAGCCTACTGTGTCAAGTGTCCCTAACAGGTTCTCAAAGCTCAAATTTGAGCCCTGATACTAGTGGCTTATCCTGCACCGTCAGAAACGATACACCCATCCTTCGTCAGCACTTAATGACAGCTTTCGCCTTTCAGATGCATGTGAAAATAGTTAAACTCAGAAGGCATCCCGTCCTCATTTATTTGCGTCGGCTGAGTCTCAAGTTTTACGTGTGTTAGCGCATTCCACGGCAGTCTGATCCCGAAAAAAGGCATCACTAAAGACAACACCTTAATTCAGGAGTATAGACTGACTGTATTTAGTTTTAAGGGTCTCGCAAAATGCTAACCCCTTGATAATAATCCGATCTAGTGAGTAATACGACGCATGCAGAGTTGGGGACGCCGCCCAAAGAAACTGCTCTGAATCTAACTCTCGAAGCTAAAAAGCCGTTTGATGAATCTTTTCAAGAAGAATACGTTAAATTTTTAAGAGTACATCCCCAATTAATAAGAAGGAATACTTTCTTACAGTGTTATTTTATTTTTGAATCTTGCCTTAATAATTATTGTAATCTCAGATCGCAAAGTCTAGAGTTAAATCATAGCTATAGGTCTAGTGAAAAATGTATCTGGAATAGAGAAAGCACAAAGATTTCTAGTTAAATATATAAAAATAAAAGAACCCTTTAACTCTATGGAATGGAAAGAAATTAAAGCATATAATTTAATTAGAAATTCACTTGTTCACAATAATGGCTATATCGTTAAATCAAAGTTACAAACTATTCCTCCTGGCTTCCAATTAACAAACTTTGAAGGCTCGAAACAAAAGGTCACTCTAGATAAAAGATTTGTTAGTAATATTTACAGCACATATCTCTCATTTAAAAAAATTAGAGGAACAGTAAACGTTTTAAAAGGGGTTACAATATATGTTTAAATCTAAATCGATTAGCAGTTTCATTTTTTTATCAGAACTAGATAAGCTTGAAGATCTCTACATAGAACAAGAAGAGCATAACGAAAAGTCTTTATTGTCTTGGGAGGTATTTCTCGAAAGTAATACAGAGGGATTTACTGATGAAGAAATATATGAGTTTGTAGAATGGTATAGCGCTGATTACCTAAAGTACAGTAATGACTATCCTCAGGTAATAAGAAAAACAATTTTTTTACAGACTTATTTTAGTTTTGAGGGTTATTTGAACAACCTTTGTTCTGATTATAAGAAAAAACTTGACACAGACTTAGATTATAAGGATATGAGAGGTCAAGGGATAGAAAGAGCTAAACTTTATTTAACTAAGGTTTGTAACGTTACAATACCTTTTCTAACTGATGAATGGAAATTAATTAAGTCATATAATATGCTAAGAAATGCATTGGTTCACAACAATAGCATAATAGATAAGTCTAATCTAAAAACCATTCCTAAAGGTGTTGCTTTAAATTCATATTCTGAGGAAAAGATCAGTACTAACTATTATCTAGAATTAGAAAAAGAGTTTTTAGATGATGCATTCTTAACTTATAGAGCATTTAGCATTATTATTGAGCAGCAGTAAACAAATGCTGCTCTACTCCCCATCCTCTATTAGTGGCATCTTACAAGGCAAACAAAAAGAGGAATCACATTAAATTGTGACTCCTCTTTTTTGTGACTCAGTGTGACACGAGTAAGTGTCCAACACACTGAAACCCTAGATGATTCCGACTGGGCTCGAACCAGCGACCTCTACCCTGTCAAGGTAGTGATTATCTTCTGATACGAACAGACGTTTTATTTTGAAACCTTATTTTATAAGGTTTGCTGACCAGTCTTTCTGATAAAAAATCTTCTGTTTTGACCAAAAATGAATAACTTGGTCCCCAATTCGTCCCCAACTGTCCCCAAATCAGGTTTATTGACAACAGAACTTATATTCGCATATCATCTTTGCAGGAGTTGAGTTGCAATGACCGATTTTGAACGTAAAGTGTATCGGATTATTTTTAACATGAGCCGCTTCGGGAAAAATCCCTCCATGGAACAATTGAAAAGGAAAACCGGGAAAGATGAGCAGACGATACGTGCTGCTGTGAAGAATTTGATGAGGCAGCGCATTTTGAAGTGGGATAAGAAGAAAGAAGAGTGGATTTTCTAACTTTACATTGACAATTCCATAAGAAAATAGTATAATAATATTAACAGAGCTCACACGCCTCTTGTTCTTCGGAATAATGCGGACCACAGTGAGACTTTTTTTTATCTAAAGGATGGTAAATTATGTCAAGTGTACATACCCCTAAAGTCTTTAAAACACATGAAGAACAGCTTGAAATACTTAAACAACGTGGTTTAAAAGTTGATGATGACACTGAAGCATTAAACACCCTAAAAAAAATCAACTATTACCGTTTGACAGGATATATGTTAACGATGAAGGTAAACGACGAATTTCATTCAGACGCTTCATTTAATGATGCAGTACGCTTACATAATTTTGATGAGAAATTAAGAAGGATTTTATTGAGGGCTATTGAGTCTATAGAGATTTCATTTAAAGCTCAACTGGCATATAGTTTTGCAGATACTTATGGTCCTTTAGGGTACCTTTATTCAGAAAATTTTAATCACGATGAAAAAAGTGAAAATTTCCATAGAGGTTTCATTGAAAAATTATCTAAAACAATCATGAATAGCAGTGATCTTTTTGTTGTTCATCATCGTAACCATTATAATAGTCAGCTACCTATTTGGGGCGCAGTTGAATTACTCACGATGGGTAATATATCAAAATTCTACAAAAACATGCACAGCAAAGATAAGAAAGCAATCTCAAAAAGCTTATATAATGGCCTTTCGCATGCAGTGCTTAGTAATTGGCTTGAGGCTATTACTATATTAAGAAACACATGCGCCCACTATTCAAGAGTTTATAATAAAAAATTCGCATTTTCGATCAGACTATCGCAAAAGATAAAATTAAATAACAGCAAACTTGTTTCGTTTATTTATATTTTGAAGATATTGTTGCCTGAACATGAATGGAGTAGGTTTCTTAATAGTTTTCTAGTTTTAACAGAAGAGTATGATGACGTAATAGAAATGCATCATATGGGTTTCTATGATAATTGGAAAGAATATATTAATTGATCCCCCACCGAAATGGGGGATTTTTTATTATTTTAATAGCGCTTCGATCTTCGCTTTTGTCTTCGGACCATAGATACCGTCAGCAGTCAGGCCATACATGGACTGGAATCGTTTGACCGCATTTGCTGTTTTCGCGCCATATGCACCGTCGATCCCAAAGTTTTTTGCGCTCTTATCCGGGTAGTAATGAAGAGCCGCCAGCGCTGTCTGAATCCGTTTTACGGCCTCTCCTCGGGTCAATGGGCTTGTGACTTTAAAAGTACCCGCAGGCAGGCTGAATTTTGATTTCTGAGTGGATTTAGGCTTTGACGATGTTGCTTTCTTCTTGCCGCCGCTTTTCAGCTCGTTATCGCTTTTGATATAGGAAACATTCACATATCCGTGGAATGTCTGCCCTTTAGAATTGGTGTATTCAACATATCCCCATCCGTTGACAGTTGATCCAAGCTGATATTTTACAACCGTGCCATTCGGCAGGTTAAGCACCATGGAAGAAGAGGCGCTCCGTTGTGTACGTAAAACAAGGCCATCGCTTGAAACCACCGTGTTTTTGATAAATCTTCCTGTATCTGTATGGGTAACATCTGGATTTGATACAGGCGCCGTTACAACCACACCATCCATTCGCTTTTCAACACGGGTCTTAAAATCGGCAAACCCTTTAGAGTTTGTTACCCACGGCGCCGGGCAGATTTTATGTGTAATGTCGTAATGTCGAACAATATCATTGGTTGGGTCAAGTTTATACATTTTGCACAGCTCAGCACAAACTTGTTCTGCACGAGCAATGGTATCCGGATGGAAAGTGCCGTTCTTTTCAATGCAAAGCTCCACGCCTACAGATAAGAAATTCGCATTCGGTTTCAGCGCCGCGACACCCCGGTAAGGCTGCCCGTTAACAATCTGTTGGACATCATTCGCATGATAAGCCACCTCATTCAACGGAATGATACAAATAGCCTCTGTACGATCGACAAAGATATGTGCAGAAGCAAACGTCTGTTTCTTCTCAGACAGATTTCTGTTCTGTGCGGGGAGCGTTTGACCAAAGTATCTATAATGATTGGCAGCGGGCGCGCCGGGGTTTGCCGTGTAATGCACCACCAGTTTCTTCACGCCGTTGTTTTTAATTCCCGGCCGCGTCCATTTATTAATATCAATATATTGGTTTCTGTATGCTGACATAAAAACCTCTCCTATTCTGTTTTTGGATTAAACAAAGCAGCCGGATTAACCAGCTGCCTGATCGTCTTTTTCTTTTGTCTGATCGTTGTCGTTTTCGATTACGTGCAGGCGCTCCGTGATGACGGCCGGAATTTTAACGCCGATCTGCGCCAAATTTTCCGTGATGGACAGGCCCTCATTTGCGATATAAAAAAGAACGGTTCCAAAGGTCAGAACACCGTTCAAATTTGTTATCGTATCAATAATGTTTGCGACGATGACCACCATAAAACTGAGCATCTTCCGTACATACCCAAACCACGCGTTGCGGCTCCGGAGCTGCTTCATTTTCCACGCTTTGATAATTCCGGTGATGACATCCAAGATGCTGAGGATCAGAAGCAAGTCAAGGTATTTCACCTCCCCGAAAAGATATGTTCTTGCGATCTGTAAGCTTTCAAAATTCATCCACACATGTATTCCCTCCATTTTGATCACCTCCTTCGAGGCAAAATAAAAACACCTATTCAGTTACAGGTGCTGGTTCACTATGGCCTTCATTCGCTGACAGTGCAGCATTTAATTGTTCTTGAAGTTCCTCGCGCTTCTTTTCCGCAAATGTATATAAAGCCTTGTATTCGGCGCGTTCCTTATTCTTTTGATTCAATTCTTCTTGCAGTGAAATAGATTTGTAGATTTCAATCTGCAGCTGTTCCTGAAGCTGCTCTTTTGTCATTTCTTGCATCCTGTTCCCCTCCCTATTCTTGATCGGGATACGCATTACCGCGCTCATTTGCTGTAATTTCATCATATTCTGCTTGTGTGATGCGGCCTTTCTCAACAGCCTTTTTCATTTCAATGGTCAAAACAGTTCCATTTTTCCAGCAGCCCTCAAAAAACCCGTAAAGTGTACTTTGACTTTCCATAGGGCCCCTCCGATCATTGTGATTGATTTGCCATTAAGATATTACAGGCTCTTTGAAGATCCAAAATTTGCTCTTTCAGCCTTTCGACTTCTGTTTTTTCACTATTTGTATCTGGTTTAGGATTTACAACTGTTGGTTCAAGCTTCATTTTCTTTCTTCTCCTCTCCGTCTTCTCTGCACATGAAAATTGTGCCTTCCCTAGTTCCATCTGGCGACACCCTCACTGATACAGGAAATGAAATCAAAAAGTTTTTTCCTTCATAAGCACAATAACTTCTCCCGTCAAGGTAAGCCTTACTTAGAGAAAGGGAAGCAATCTCTTTTTCTTTATCTAAATCTAACCACAGGACATATTCGACCGTGGAAGTGTCGTCCGGTGTCAGATCGAAATATGCAGCGTCAACAGGATACGTTTTCCCTTCGACCTCCGCGTCCCGTAGTTCTCCTGCTGTAATTTCAATACCTGCTTCGGTCTCTTTAATTTCAGCGGTATAAAACCAACCTGGATTAGCAAAAATTGTTTTAATCATATAGTTTCCCCCTTCTTACCTTGGTTCTATGAAAACAGCAAATCTGACTCTGAACTTTCTGCCAAGTATAGCCGTTGAACTCCCAGTACCTCTTAACCAGACCCGGAACGCTGATGTAGATGACTGGCTATTAACATGAGCGTGAACGTGATCAGCATATGAACCGTATACAGTTGGTAGAATTAAGAATACATTCTCAATGCTTGAGATACCTTGTAAATAAACATCAGTTCCAACCCCTGTATAGGCATCTCCTGTGGACGGCATCGTTATTTCTGTCTCCATCAGTCGGACAATTGCATTTGTGTTTAGTGCCCCGTGCGTGTCCGAAATAGTCTTATCAACTTGAATCCCTAACAATGCCACGCCCGGGTATCCGGGACTATCCCCCGCTCTCATTGTTACAGCTCTTTCCCCACCCGGTGTAAGATCTATTCCACCTGAACCATCTAAAACTTGGATGTTTATACCTGTTTTTGCTCTAAGCATTAAATCTTCTTCTGCAAACATATATTGTTTATTTCCGACGTAGTGTGTCGCCTTTGAACCATTTGTATTGATTGTAAAATAGTTGTCAGTAAGGTGAGATGGAACATAACTTCCCATGTACATTGTCGTCGCCCCACCTTTTTTCATACGTAACCATGCAGATGAATCCGAATCTTTTAGAGCATCCCAGTCATTACAGTACATCTGGATCTCAGCATATCCATCTTGATTTTTATTACCAGACATACTGATTGAAGCATTGCTTAGATTTAAGTATCTTAAAGGCTCGTCTGTTCCCGTGTCTCGACCACCGGTAACCATTGAAATTTTACCACTCGTTATGGTCATTTCATCATATCTTTTCCACGGATCTCCAGATGCCACCGCTGTATAGTTAAACCGCTGATAAATCTTATTTCCTTCAATATATGAATTATAGGCAGATGATTCGTTCAACGGTTCAAAGCGTCCGCCCTTAATCAGAGACCCTGTTATATCAATAGCATTAATTGTCCCTGAAGTGATTTTGTCCGCTGACAAACTCCCGATCTTTGCATTAGTGATTGCTCCGTCAATAATATGTGCGGTGTCAATTATGGCCGTTCCAAGATGTGCCTTTTTAATTGCGGCGTTCGCAATAGCAGCAGATCCTACCGCCGCATCTGCAATTTTCGCTGATGTTATCGCGGCTGATTGAATATTGGCGGAACCGACCGCAAGGTTTGCGAGATAGTTATTCGTGATGACCCCATCAACCAGGGCTACGTCATAGGGACTGTAGCCATATTCTTTAATTACCGCTCCTTTTCTGACTTGAACTTTTCTTACGACATAACTGCAATTACTGTTATCATCCGAACCATGACCGCCCAAACCAATTGTGTAATTATTACCGGTTTCCGGTGCCGTGAATTGAATATTCACTCTCACGAATTCATCAGCCGGGTAATTGGTTATGTCAGTGAGCCCGCTTGCATCCAAGGAAATAAAAGTGCTGCCTTTTTTTAGATGATTCCAAGATATATCTGTTGTATTATTTCGTTTTACTTCAAAAGACAGGGTATATACTTGATCTTTTATAAGCGACATCGTCTGTTTCACAGAAAGTTGACTTACTCCAAAAGCCTTGGTCCCATCCTGAGAAATTGTCATTTCATTGAATTCTTTTTTGTCTATTGTGTACTTTGAGCCTGAATAGGCATACCACCAGCTGCTATCTATCAATGAGCCCGGCAAAATATTGGCATCATCAAAGTTTCTGGAAAGCTTATCAGCGTCAACGGCTAGCTCGGCCAGTTTTTCTTTTGTGATCGCTCCGAAAACAATGTCATCAGTCAGAATGCGCTGAGTGGTCGCGGAAAACTGATCCGTGAATTCGCTTGCTGTGCCTCGTGTGTTGATTGAGCGCAAACGATAATACCAAACTTCATTTACTCCCGTAAAATGCTCATATCCGCTTGTTTTGCCTCTGAAAATACGATTCTCTTTTAATGGGGTGAATCCATTTACCTGTGAAGCATATACCTCATAAGCCGCAATAAAACTGGACGGATCATAATCCCATGTTAGGGCCACATTCTGAAACATTGGCTTGACCACTACATTCGATGGAACAGGTGGGGCTTTATCAGGGAAACTGCCATCCGTAACCTCTCCGGCATCCGGTTTACTTTCCCAAGTGCCGCGATTTTTTTCAATTACGCTTTCAATTTGATCAATCCGGCCGTCCTTTTGTAATGCTGATAAAAACTGGCCGATCTCAACGACGCAAGTATTTTCAGGGTCGGTAATATCGTATTCCATTGAAATAACGCGTTGCGATGTCTCGATTGGAATAGCGAAGTTTCGATCAATTGCGATCGTTGTATCTCCCAATTCCACATGTTCGTGTTCGTGTCCCGGCACGCTCTCAAGCAGTTGCACGGACAGCTCATAATTGATTTCTGTCTTGCATGCAGTCGTAATCAAATGATTATATGTGGCCTTTAAGAGCTCTTCCGGATCAGTTATATCTTCATTATTGAACTCGCCTTCTCGATGGATCAACTTCCCATCTTTAAGACGCCCCAATCGTTCTAATAAATCCGGATCGCCAACCCATTCCTGGCCTAAAGGCTTATCAACCGGGTCGCCTTTTGATTTTTTCCATTCTACTTCAGAGAAATCAATAAAACGGGAATAACCGCCCGTTTCCTCTCCTTCCTCATCCGTAGATGCTATGGATGCCCCGTAACCCCAAAGGGCTGTCACCGGGTAACTGATAACGGTCCGCCGGATATTTGTTGTATCCTTATCACTCTCAAAGCGCTTCCCGCTGTCTTTACCGCGACGGGGAAGTATTTTTATAATTCGTTTGACGACCTGATTTCCATCAAATTCTATAGTGTCCTGAAGCTCTCCGCCCCATATATTGATCACATCAGCAATACAATCCAGCGCTTTTTTCTTATAGAAGGTAGTCGAATTCACTCCAAGCTCCGCCGTCACTTCCGCCACCCATCTTGACCGAGAAAGAACGTTATCCAGTACAAACTGTGCAGTTTTATTGGTAGGACGGAAATCTTTTACAAAGGTTTCCGCAAGCTCCATTATGGCAGCCTCACAGGTAACCTGGGTGTTAACCTCTCCATCTTCGTCTGCATCATCCAATTCCTTAATGACAAACAGACGCAGTACACCATCCTTATCCCTGAACACCACTTGATTCTCTTCAAATAGGAAGCGTGCGTCAGGATGGGAGGCGTCCGCTACAAAAGAAAAAGAAGATCCCTTGTTGAGCTCTTCTTTGTATTTCGCATCCCAGAACGTACAGGTTTCTCGTCCGTGGCTGGACAGCACTGTCAATAATTTATCATCTGGTGAAAGTATATAAATGTCAGCCATGACCGGACCTCCTTACAAATATGCCTCATTAAATTTGATGCTGCTCTTATGACTGAACTTGATTTTAACTGGCGTCCTGGGCGGCAGCAGAAACCAATCTGATTGAATTTGAAGTGCTGTCATGATTAAATTACCGCTGCAAGTGACCTTTCTTTTTGCTGAATCAATTACAAGAGTGTCACCAGCGATGAAATCGTACAGCAGCTTGATCGTTTTCGATACAGACCCATCAGCATTAAGAAGAGCCACCTCATATGAAGTGGCTTTCTCTTCAAAAACGCATTCGATTGTCGGGTCTACGGCTGCATAGCCCGGATTAGTAATAGTTTGAACACCTGAATTAAATTCAAAATCCTTCGCCGGGCCGTATTTTTTTGGATCGGGACAGATAAAAGTCAATGTTGCAGTTTGAAAGCCTCCCTGTTCTTCGCCTTCTGAAATGCTTTCAAAGACAGCATTATAGACTCTGTCAGGCTCATCGTTAAAAATTAACGGTTTAGGCTCTTCAGTGTGCAGAATAAAAGTCAGTTCCTCCTGCTTTTTCTTCAGCTCTTCTTCACTACGGAAGGCAAAAAGAACCTCAACGGTTATGACTCTTACAGGAATTCTTGTATCCCGCAGGAAACCTCCCGGACGATTCCCGATAGTGGCTGTATTCACTTCCCTCCCTGTCACGCCTCGGCCGCCCGTGGACTTTACATAAAAGAAGGGTGATATATCAATGCCGTCAAACGTGATTTTCCATTGGTTAGGCAGCAGTTCCTGATAATTAATCATTGAATCTCACCCTCCTTGCGTTTGACCTTTTTTGTGCGTTTGTGACAGGCTTTTCTACTCCTTGACCGACCTTCTTGCTGTCCATCTCAATAACAATCATCCTGTCAGGCAATTCAAGGTTCCGGATGTCCGCGCTCAATTCTTTTCTAACGGTGCCAAGTTCGCTGCTAGAAATGGATGTGTCATATGCAAAATTCAGATCCTCCTGCTGAATAGTCATGGCATCACTGACGGCTCCCATAGCTTTTTGAACAGTGCCGATACCATTCTGAATCCCCACAGCGATACCGGCAGGAACCATGATCCCCACCTGATCCCGCATCAATCTAGATGGGGAGTGGATTTTCAATTTTTTCTTAATGGTTTTCTCAATTGTCGAGGCGATGGAATTTGCTTCTTTCGCCAGCTCGCCCTTCATGTTTTGCATTCCAGAAATAATGCCAGCCATTGTATTTGAACCGATGGCTTTTCCGCTTTTCTTGAGAGAACCAAGCTGTTTTACATCCACTGTAAGCTCCCCAATTTTGCGGAGATAGTCATTTTTCAAAAGTGCCAGTTCTTTATTTGCGGCCGATCGTAATTCATTTATTTTCTTGGTCGTCGCGTTCTTCAGTCCGGTTAATTCTTGTTCCGCCTGAGTGCTCGCCAGCTTATGCTTTTCCTGCCACAGCTTGACATACTCATTTAACTCGGAATCTGTCATGCGTGAAATCGCATTAATCTGATCAGCTGACCCGATACCCATTTCTTTCAATTCGTCTGTGAACGCCTTCGGTGCACGACCTGCTATTTTTGAAATGTCATTGTTGAACGTTTTGATCTTGTCAAGCTGCTTTTTAAGATTTGCAGTCAGCTTGGAGCCGTTCACTTTTTCACTTGAGACATCGTCAAATAGACCGATTGCGTTATAAATCGCGTCAGTTCGGTCTTGCAGCTCTTTTTTATAGGCATCATTGGCCGCCTTAATATCGGCAGTCAGTTTATCATTCACACTTTTGAATTTTGAGAGATAAGTATTATTTGCAGAAAGAATGCCCTTGTTAAGTTTGTCAGCCGCTTTCTTTTCGGCTTCCTTCTGCTTTCTGGCCTTATCAGCCATCGCTTTTTGAGTCTGATAGATTTCCCGTTGAACCTTTATTTGCTGGTCAGAATTCAGCTTGTTCTTCTTCTTGATTTTCTCAAGCGTTTTGATATAGGTATTCCCGCTGATTTTTCCTGTATCGTATTTTGCCTCAGCTTTCTTAATCTGATCTGATACTTTCTTGGTATACGCCAGCTTCGCCTTCGCTTCCTTGCGCTGTTGCTCTTTCAGAAGCTTCTTCTGTTTATCAGAGGCGCTTTTGGATGCCTGATATATCTCGCGCTGGATTTTTCGGTTTTGCTCGCTGGTAAGCTTGTTTTGCTTCTGAATCTTCTGCAATGTTTTGATATACGTATCGGCGCCCATTTTCTTGGTGTCATACTTTACTTCAGCATTCTTAATTTTATTGGATACCTTTACCTCTGCCGCCTTCTGAGCCGCTTTCGCTGCTTTTGCCGCGGCCGCTTTTACTTTGCCCTGCGATTTATCAATACCAGCCGCCATACCTGTGCCGACGTGATAACCGACCTGGTCACGCATTACCCTTGACGGAGAATGGATTCCAAGAAGTTTTTTCATGCCGTTTGGAATAGCATTTGCCATTGATTTCACTTTGCTCGCTAAAGCCCCCGCCATGCCGCTGATACCATTTATTAAGCCTTGGATGATGTTGCGGCCAATGGACTTGAGGTTGATACCTCTAAAAAACTTCATGACGCCATTCCAAATGCTTACAATGCGTTCTTTCGTTGCTTGGATACGGTTTACGATTTGCGCTTTCATATAGCTGAATGCTGTAGAAGCCGCACTTTTAATGCCATTCCAAATGGACATCACTTTGCTTTTTACTGTATTCCAGAGGCTTATTACTCTGTCTCTCGTCGCTACAATTCTATTGACGATTTGCGCCCGCATGTAGTTGAAGGCTGTTACAGCTGCACTTTTTAAAGCATTCCAGACAGATGTCACTTTGCTTTTTATCGCGTTCCACAAACTGACCATTTTGTCTCTGGTTGCAATAATCCGATTCACAATTTGTGCGCGCATATAGGTAAAAGCAGTCACTGCAGCACTTTTCAGGGCATTCCATATGGACGATACTTTACTCTTGATTGCATTCCAGATGCTGATCATTTTATCTCTCGTTGCAATGATCCTGTTAACGATCTGGGCTCGCATATACGTAAAGGCTGTTACAGCCGCCGATTTAAGACCTGACCAAATTGAGGTAATAGTGTTCTTAATGCCGTTCCATACTGAAGTCGCAGTCTTCTTAATACCATTCCAGACATTAGAGAAGAACGACTTTAGTCCGTTCCATGTTGATGTTGCTATCGTCTTTAGACCTGTCCAGACAGTAGACAACCAACTGGAAATAGCACCCCATACCGCAATTGTAGCCGATTTCACCGTGTCCCAATTCGCGATGATCAAAGCAACCAGACCGATGACAGCCGCCGTAATCCATCCGATAGGCCCCATTGCGATGACCCATGATGCCGCCATACGTGCCGCCTGCGCTGCCGCTTGTGCCGCAAGTACGACGAGTTGCCGACCGAATAAAACCATTTGCTTACCGCCAGCAACCAGCAAAGATATAAAATTGCTGATCTGCGCCGCCGTCCAAGCCGCTGCCATGCGGGTTGCCTGCGCTATGGATTGCGCTGCGAGCACGGTCATTTTGGCAATGAAAAGACCCATCTGCTTAATCCCGTTTGTCAGCATTGTGATAAAAGAGGTGATCTTCATTGCTGTCCATGCGGTTGCTGTACGGGCAGCACTTGCGATTGATTGAGCAGCCATTACAGTCATATTCTTGATCCATAAACCCATTTGAACAATGCCGCGCTTCAGAGCAGAAACAAACGCTGAAATTTTCATGGCTGTCCACGATGTCGCCATTTTCACAGCATTAGCTGTTGCGCTTGCTGCCATCGCTGTATACTTCGCAATGAATTGACCCATCGTTGCTATCGCTGATTTTAATTGGCCAATCATGCCAGTCAGTTTTATACCCGCAGCTGTGGTTTTAAAGGTCCGTAGATATTCAGCTGCATCTTTAAAATCTTTAAGACCGTTGGTAACAGCGCTGACCGCTACTATCGCCGGAACAATAGCTCTTAAAGCTCCAAGTAATGAGATACCGACTGCGATAAATTTCCCGATTGCCGGGTTTGCCTCCATCGCCGCATTAGTAAATTTCAAAAATCCGTTTACATTCTCCAAAATCGTTTTTCCGAGTGGAGCCATGCCAACAAGCAAGTTGATGATAGTCTTCGCGATCTGCCCCAATGTGCTCCATACTGTGGGGCCATTGGTTTTGATATAGTCAATGAACGATTGAAATTCTTTTGTTTTCGTAACGCTGCCGGCCCACTCATTGAACCGCTTGGTCAGATCTACGAGTGATGTCATCATGTCTTGTGACATAGGAGCGAATCCAGTAAACAGCTTTGTCAGGCCGCCCGAAAAGTTGCTGATAATCTGCAGCAGTTTTGGTCCGTTGGTTTTTGTATACTCCACGAAAGCCTGAAATTTTTTCGAGGAACCCAAGTTCGCTGACCATTTCACCCATGATTGGGTCATTCCTTCGATGGATTTTGTCATGCTCTTTCCGGTCGGTCCGAATGCTACAATCAGATTGAAAACTGTCCGTAAGACATTCCCAGCAGATCGGCCGAATGAAGCGAATGCCGCTGGAGCTTCTTTGTTCAGATAGGAAATGAACCTCTGCATGTCCGGAGCTTTAAAAGCTTTGTCCATACTTTTCGCCAGTCCCACGCCCTCTTTCGCCAGTCCGTCAAACATTGGAATGAGTGAGTTAAGCGCGAGTTTGAACGTATTTAGAGACATACCGAAGGTTTTTAAGATCGGCTTTTGAACCATCGTACCGATGTCCCGCCAATTGTCTTTAAAGTCTTCGAGGGTCTTTAAAGCCTCTCTCTCTTCTTTTCCGAGAGATTTTTGCAGATTATTGATCTGTTTCATGATTTTAGCGCGCTCTTTTGCGCTTGTTGCATTGTCCAGCTTCTCCTGCAGCTTTGAAAGGTCTTCGGATGCTTTAAATACACCGCTTATTGAAGTAATGGCAAGGGCGCCGAATGCCGCCGCACCTGTTCCCGCTGTTGCAAATGCACTGGTTAACCCCATTACTCCGCCGGCTGCCACCCCGAGCATAGGGCCCAATGATCCGATTGCTCCGACAATACTTGCAAGAGCTGGCGAGATTGCAGGGAGTAGGGACGTTAGTGCCCCGGCGATTGAATGACCGATGACCGTTGAAACTGAGTTTGTGATCTTGGCAAGCCTGTTCATTGACGTTTCAAACCGATCAATTCGAGCTTCTATACTAATCCATACTTTTCTCGGCAAGGACGCCAGGGCAGCGCGGGCCGTTGCCACAGAGCGCATAAGCGCAGCCGTATTTCCGTTTATGACCGTGGTAATTCTGTTTGGCAATGAAGCCAAAGCTGAACGGACAGCCGAAACCCCACGCATGATAGGCGACGTGGCCGCATTAAATGTAGTAGTTACGTTATGAGATACAGATGCTATTGCTGACCGCGCAACAGCGACAGCACGCCCTAAAGGAGTGGGATTTCCGTCTATCGTCGTTGTGATTCTGTTCGCCACCGCCGATAGCCCTGCTTTAGCGCGTGCCAATGCGGAAGATAACGGCCGCACATTCCCCATTAATTGCGTGGTGACAGTTTGGGGAATCTGTCTTAATCTTTGCTTCGCCCAATTGATGGCCCGAGTTAAAGGGTCTGAATCCGCATCTAAATCAACTCGCGTGCGTTCATGTCGATGAACAAAGTTATCTATTTGTTGAGCCGCCTGCCGTACTCTTGCTTGAAAGCTGGCAATTTCGGCGTCAATCTCGACAGTGTGATGATCAGCCATCCGACGCATTATATCGTTGACACGATCCATACTGCGATTAAATTTTCGTGTCTGTGCTTCAACTATCGCTGTAAGTCTTTCGATCATTCCCTCACCCCATTCCTTGTCCGAATTTTGCAAAGTGGTTGCGGATTGCATCATTAAACCGCTGAACCCCTTTGGCTCGTTTGCCAAGCTCGTTTACATCTGACTTGCGCCATTTGTCGTTATCGCCAGTGATATTGCGCTCCAATTGGCGTCTGGCCTTCTTCGCATCAAACATTTTCGTTTCTTTGGGGCGCTTCTCATTCATGGCGTAACGGTGAAACATGGCGTTTCTTGCCATAAGCTCCAATTCATCTATTTCTCGCAACTTGGCCCCTTTAAGCAGAAGCTTGTACTCGTTAGGAGTCCATGACATGATTAAATCCACATCATAAACCCCAAGCCAATGTGCGGAATTCGTAATTATTTGGTCATAGTCGAGCCCGTTCTCTCTTTGTACGCCTCTTTCATCATCTTCAGGACTTCCTTGCCGTTCTCTTCGTCCTCCAGGCGCTTCGCTTCCATTTCCGGTGTTTCGTTCGGAGCCGGTTTCTTCCCTTTGTTCATCTTCTCCATCATCTTCCAGCGTTGACGGATCACGCCTTTGAAAAAACCCGCTGAGTCCAGTGTTGTGAATGCTTCATTGATCATCTTGTCAATTGCCTCGCCTGTCTCGTCTTCATCAATGATTTTCATGATTGCTTCTTCAATAGCCTCAGTTGAAGGCTTTTCTTTCTTCAAGTAAGCGAGTGCACAATCCCAAAAAGCAGAAAGAAAGGAAGCCTCTTCGTTGAGCAGGCTCATGTAAATATTCATTGTGCCGCCTTTGCCCTTTTCGTCCGCAGTGGAATATTTTTCGTTTGCCAATCTGTCAAAAGCAAAGTCGCAACGTGATTTGTATTCTTTATCTCCGATAGTTAAGTAAGCCATTTATAAAACCTCCGATTATTTTTGTATGTTAAAAAAGAGCCCGGGAAGCCCGGACCCTATAATTCCTTTTCTGTTCGTATCGTAAAATTGGCCGATCGTTCCGATTCCCCGGCCGAGTTCACTGCCGACACGTTAAAAATGTAGGCGGTGTCCGGCTTTAGGTTAGGATTCGACGTGTACGAATTCTTTGAGACAGTCGCTATTTTTGCATAAAACCTGTAAATATTGTAAGATGTCGCCCCTTTCACCGCATCCCATGAAAAACTCACCTGATTTGAAGTGGCACTTTTCGCAGTTATATTGCGGGGTACGTTAGGGCGTAACCGCTTGTGTTTGCGTAACAATCTCAGTCATTGAGGACTCACCCGCATCGTTCACAGCAGAGACATTGACCGTAAGTTTCGTGTCGGCCGCAATTCCTGTCAAGGTGTGGGATGTGCCAGTGACAGTTGCGTCCAGCTGCTTGCTCGCTCCCCTGTATACCTTATATGAAGTTGCCCCATCTACCGCATCCCATTTCACGGTCACGCTGTCAGACGTAGCCGTGAACGATAGATTTTGGGGCGCCTTAGGGCGTAGTTGAGCCGCCGAATTCCTCAAATTTAGTCGCGCCGGCAGAGGATTCAATAGCTTTTAACACTTCTTCCGGAAGTGGAGGCAATTCGCCTTTGAATGTTTTCCCGAGCACAGGCAGAGTTATTGAAACCTCAACAAACCCATCCTGCGGCTGACTGAATTCCAAACTTTCAATAATTGCATGTCCAAAGACAGAATCGTGCTTATCATTTTTGTTTTTGTTTTTATTGACTTTCCAGACCTTAATTGCCTTTTCGTTATCATAAGCACTTTCAATCGCTTCCTGCCCCGGATCGGTCACAGCAGCATAATAAGTCAGCTCAAAGCTTTCATTTTTTGTACCATAACCGACAATACGGCCTGATTTTGTGGACTCATCCAGCGTGTCCTGTTCTTTCGTGTGTGACCCTTCTGTTTGAAAGGCGATGAACAGCCCGTCTGTCCCTTTTGCATCCATCGGCTGCACAAAATAAATCTCATCTTTACCGTTCAATAATTCCGGCATTTTGTTCATCCTCTCAATTGTTTATTGTGAAGCGCATTCTGAGAATGCCGTGACGCGTGTACCCGTCAATATCGGTGATCACCTGCATGCTGCGCATCTCAGAACGGCATAAAGAAAAGCCCTCTATTGTTAGGGGCCTGCTTGTTAACGCTTGAAGCATGAGGCTCAGAATCTCCATTGCTTCTTTTTTTCCGTTGTAACCTGACCAGCAGTGTAAAACCACATTGATTTCTTCACCGCTGGATGTCTTGGTTTTAAATGGGGATACATCATCATCGCCCATTGTCACATAAGGCTTTTGCTGATCTTTCGGGACTGCATCAAAGACGCCCGTGACGCGCCCGTTCAGCTCTTCGTCTGTTGATAACCTCTTAAATAGAGCAGCCTGCAACGGCCACAGGGCAGATCGCATGATGACAGCTCCTTTCTATCACATTTGACTGGCAAAATACCGCATGCCTTCGTCCACCGCTGGATTCCAGAACGGCTGTGCCCGCATTCCCCGCGTGACCACCCATCTATTAAGCTTGGTGTCATAATAAACCCACGGCGTTTGCCGGCCGCCGCCTTCCTCTGCGTAAATCCCTGTTCCGTATTCCACATATACGGCATAATCGGCACCAACAGAAATAACGGCCCGTAAGCCGCCCTCTTGGTAGTCGATTTCAATTGAATTTTTCAGGTTCCCCCCGTCTATTGCGGCGGTCGGAGCATTCAGAACAGCGTGGCTGTAAATCAGCTCGGCCGTGTCTGTGACCAGTTGCTTAATATCATCTATGACCCGGCTTCTGAACTCGCTTGTGGCTCTTTGCATCTGCCTGACCCATCTACCACTGACCTCAGCCATTGCCCTTCAACACCCCCGTAACCTGACATTTCAAATTCATAATCTCATGCATGCCGCCCTGGTCGATCGGATCTGATTTGAGAGTCAGCACCTTGTTCTCGTAGATGATCCGCATTGTCTTCTCAATATCATTGCGATACGGAAAATACACATTGCAATCAACCGGGTTCTGAAGTTGCTGAGCCTGATAATATTCCCGGGACGTAATCCCGCCGACAAAGGCCTCTGTTGTGAGATAATCAGTGAATTTTTCAACATAGCCCCCGCCGCCGTCCGGCACCTCTTCCCACCGCTGAAACGTTATGACATGCGGGAATTCTTCATAGATCATATGACTCTCAGCTTTCTGTATGGAGCAAGAAGCTTCGTAATGCTGCTTGGCAGCTCTGTTTCATAAGAATATGAGACATCTCCCATACTTCGGCCTGAAAGGTTGGAAGGAGTCATGTTATGCTCGATCGCTTTCGCGACATACAGCTTTACCCCTGCTGGTAATTTTTCATCTCCATTGACCATGAATGAGTTGTTGCACCAGTCTTTCGCTTGATCTATGAACAGAGGTAGGACCTCGGCCAGATAGGTATCGTGGCTGTCTGTTTTTATGCCAAGCATATTTTTTACGGTTTGAACATCCATAGAATCACCTACACTTCACCGAGAACAATTTTGATCAGTTCCTCTTTAGGCGCTTTGGGATCAAATTCATATTCGTTCTCCTTCAGAAAGGCAACGATTTCATCCTTATTCACCTTTTTCAATTGCTCTTCAGTCATATCAAGAAGGTTTGTACCCGGCTGTTCGTTCGGCTCTTTAGACTGTTTAGCCTCTTCCACTCTCTTAAAACCAATGTGAGAATAAACCACCTCAAAAGCCTTTTCAGTGCATTCAATGGTTTTGGAACCGTTAGATGCTTTCATATCACGCGCCGCCTCCTTCCAGTGCTTTTATCCGATTCTCTAAATCAGATAGTTTGGCTGTCACATCGTCACCGAGTTTAGCTAAAGTAACTGCCTTGGCACCGATGTTGGCATTTTGTACACTACCAGTGCCGATGTTACGATTTTGGACAGAACCGTCACCGATATTGATGTTTTTCACTTCTCCGTCGCCGATCATTTCCGAAGTGATAGTTTTAGGAGCAGGCGCAGAACCCGATAATCCGGTCACCTTCGCACCCTCTTTTATTTCGAGCTCGCCGCCGATCACCAATTTGTCGCCGTTATTAGTGCTATAGTTTTTAGATGTGTACCCCATAAGCTTACGCCTCCGTTGCTGGTGTAATGGCCGCAAACGCATCGTCAGTCAATGTCATGAATCCGACTTGCTGAGTCACACGAAGAGCAACCATATCACGCTCAAATAGGTTGATTTCTGCGCCGTCTTCGCCTTTCGCCGTTGTTAATGTCGCATCCTCGGAGATTTTGTATTCCATACCCTGAGGGATACCAAAACGAGTGTAATTCCAGTCAGCCGCAAGTAATGCCGCTTTTTCGTAATCCCATGACTTAGAATCCACATATCCGATCGGAAGGCCAAGGGCTTGTTGTGTGGCACCGCCTGTTGCATCGTTGAAGATCGGAAGCCCGTTACCGTCCTTAGTACCACGAAGTTTCTGACGGAATCGGCGTGTTGTTGTAAAACCGTTCACATCCTTATCAGCATCCTCAACAAGCGCCATTAACCCGTTTAGTTCGTCATATAGGTTTCCCAATGAATTCAAGGCAATAGTATTGCCAGACTTTTGAATCTTTTCAAATACGGATACGCCTTTACCAAATGGTGAGTTAATACCGAATAACGCAGCCTGATCGAATTTAATCGCAAAGGCTTCAGCGATTGAAGGGCGCATTTGTGTGAAGAAATCAGCGATAGTGTAACGCAAAAATTCCTTAGACACCGGAATGATTACACCTATTTTCTTTGAAGTCATTTTTGCTGTTAGCCATTCAGCCTTAGACGTTTGGATTCTCTCTCCTTCTCCAATCCAGTAAGCCCCTGGTCCAGAAGCTAAGTACGTGAATTCTTTTTCCGGCTTATTCATTTCTTCAAATTTTGCTAGTTTCGTTACAGCTGATTGCGTCATAAACTCCTTTAAAACTAGCGTTCCTTGTTCAGTTGGAACCTTCCCGTTTACTGCGTCTTGCAATAATACATTGTTTGGATCGAATGTCGGCATATTAATAGCCCTCCTTATTTTCTAATACTTGCTTCAGCTGCAAGCGAGCTGATGTCTAAATCTTGATTTGTCGGTTCATTGCTGCCGGACTGGACATCACGGCCATTCTCTTGAAACTTGGATTCAATAGCCTTTTGAAGTGCAGCATTGTACTTCTCTTCGAATGCTCCGAGGTTCTTCATCGTTGATTCTTCATCCTCACCGATAAAGAATTCCACTACATCTGCCGGGAGTTGCTTTTCAGAAGCATAAGAAACAGCTTTGTTTAAAAGCTTTTCACGTTGTGCCGCTGTCTTTTGATCTTCCAGCTCCTTTTCGAGCTTCCTGATCCGCTTCTGCTCTTCTGTTTCTTCCGGATAAAGCTCTTTTACCTTTGCATCAACCAGAGCATCGAGGTTGTTCGCCTTCCACGTATCAAGACCTTTTGTAAAGTGAGAATCCAACCGAGGCTGAATGAGACGTTTTCCTTCTTCTGTATCTAAAAACCCATTCACCTTGTCAGCTGACACGGCAGAAAGTTCATTCAGATACGACTTAACATCTTCGTTTTCTTTATTTTCTTCGAGAAATTTTTTCACATCTTCTAAAGTTGGCATTACATTTCTTCCTCCTTCGCCCTCTACAGTGCGCGCCTGTTATGAGTGCATGAAAAATAAGCCTTTTAACGTCATGCTCAGGACAGGTCTTTAATGACTATCTTTATACAACTGGTAATTTTGCAACGCTTCACCCTTAAAAATAACGGTCAGACTGCTTTGTTCATTCTGTTTTTCAAGCTCCTGTAAGTTAGCCCTGTACATATCCTGTGATTCAATAAGCTTCTTGGCTTTTTTTGCATCAAATGTTTTTGTTGGCAACAGTGTTTGTTTCAGCTCACTCATAATCTCGTCGTAACTATCAGAGTCATCGTAACGAATAGCGCAATTCAGCATTTCAAGCAAATATTGAATACGTTCATTCACTTTCATAGATCATTACCCCTTTTCCTCAATGGATTTGTACCACTCTTCATAGGTTTGGTATGGGATTGTTTGGCCTGCCCCGCTGCCGCCTTCCCTCGCCCTTCTCGTATCCGGCAGCACGCCGTTTACTTTAAAAGCAATCGTACAACGGCAGTTTATGTCATCTTTCGCATTATTCATGTGCCCCGGAGCCGGGCCGACGCCGCCGTAAATAGATTTGAATAGCCCATTTCGTTCAACAGTCTTGCCGTCCAGTTTCCTGTGCCCGGCTCGTGTTTTAAGATCAAGGGTAGCATTCCACATCTTTTTAAGATTGCTCCGTTTCGAGGCCTTTTCAGCGCTTTCCATCCTCGCCGAGACTTGTACCCTATGAGCTTCTGTTCTCGCCACGTCACGGGCTTTCCTGCGGGCAAATTCGGTCGCTCTTTCAATGCGGCGGGCGATCTTGGAATAATCCTCCCCCGCTTGTAGGCCCTGTGCGACGGAAATTTGAATCTGCCGGACATAATCGTCTCGATGCCGCCTGTATATCGCTGACAAAGTCAATTCAGCTATAGGGTTTAGAATGGCCTGCCGAATGACTTCGGCTGTCGGGATGCTAAAACCCAAGTTAACCACGGATTCCATTTCAAATAGATAAGCAGAACGCATATAATTCTCTAAAAACTGCTTGGCTGCTAATGCCTCAACAATAGTCAGAATGGTTTTGAAAGCCTTGTGAGATTCCTCGGCCATCCTCTCCATTTCCTTGTTCAGACGATTGTATTTGTTGGCATCGGCTAAAGTAAGCTGACCGTCCTTACTGTATTTCGCATACAGCCGAGCAATTTGTGCATTAATCTCCTTTAAGCGAGACGCAAAAACGACATCAATCTTCTGAGCATCCTCAGTGATCATGTCGTCCAGGTACTTATCAATATCATTCTGGTTCATCTTCATCACCGCCCGTGTCTGTTTCCACATCCGTTAACGGCGGCATGTTGAGCCTGTATTCCTCTTCTTCCTCTTCCATCTTCTTCAGCTCATACTGGACATCATCAACAAACGACAGCAGAGACAGGCGGGTTTCTTCGCTTACCATTCCTTTAAGCTGTCCTGTCGTGTTTGCTTCTTCCAGTACATTTGCTGGAAGGTTTCGCTTAAATCCAAACCAAACTTTTTTATAATCTTCTGCTGCTGCTTGCCTTTTAGTGCCCCATGCGGAAAAAATCAGTTTATATTGATAACGCAGAGCAGCCGTCATCTTCCGTTCCATTGTGATGCATTTGTTTTCAAGCGACATCAATTTATATTTCATCGCTACCCCTGAAACGTTCCCGCCAAAAGATTCATCAGAGAAATTGACCGATTTCGCAAAGCGAAGGATATTCTCTTCCAACCTATCAAGATGGTTTTCTATGATGGCATCGTTTATATCCTTTGTCAGATAGCTTACGTCGTCTTTTTCGTCATACAACTCAAGGATTCCGGTCTTTTTGAGCTGATCAAGCGTCTCTTCATCCGCGCCAAGCCCTTTTAAAATCAGATAAGCCAGTCGGTATTGCTCAATCTCATTCGATGCATCGGACAACGTGCGGTCATACGCATCAATTAACGAAAGAACCTTTTCAGCATCTCCCTTTAGTTCCTTGTTATTCGCTAAACCGAATAAGGGACAGCCGTCAAAAAGATGCAAAGTTTTTTTATCAAAAGTGAAGGACGAGCTGTCTTTCGTACTGAAATAATAAACATATTTCTGATCATAGAATTCTGCTTTGATCTTTCCGCCGTACACCGTGTAATATCGCAAAGCGTAAGCAGGTTCATGGATGCTTCCATCAGTAATAAAGGCGCATTCCCATGGATCAATATTTTTTATACGCTCGTTTCCAGAACGATCAACGTAAGCGAGGCGGGCGCCGTAACCGCAAATAGAGGCCATTTTCCCCCACTCGCTGTCTTCATCAGCAATGTTATTTTCCATATTAAAATTTTCGATCAACTGTTTTACAGGTATTGCAGTGCTTGTCGTATCGCTCTCATCAAACTCATATGCAATAGGGTGGCCGAACAAATAGCCCACCTTTGTATCAATGATTTCAGAGTCAAACGAGTTGTTCAGCCTATTGTTTACTTTGTGATCAATACGTTTTAATTTTCCTGTTTCAAAATCCTCGTATTCAATGGCTTCTCTGGATAAGATCGGAACGCCTTGAACTTCAGCCTCGTACCGTTCATAAAGCTTTTTCATTCTGTCATGATCCGGCTTATGCTCCTGAATGATCTTGTCAATCAATTCAGGTGTTATGCCGGACTGCTCAATCATTTCTATAAACTGATTCATCAGCTCACCCCTCTCCGTCTTTTCGGTTTATTATGCGAATACAGAGCGTACCGGAGAGCATCCAGCACATCGTCCCATTCCTTCACAGGATCGCCGGTCTTTTGATTCCAAACATACATGAAAATTTCCTTTTCAAAGCGAGCGACCTTATCTTTCACGATGAACAATTCGTTTCGCTTAAACAGCCGCGCCACTTCTTCGATACCGGATATGACCGCCTTATCAGCGTTCAATGCACGCAGTTTCTCCCTGCGGAATCGCTGAACGTGTTCCGGCCGCGCGGAATCGCAGTAGAAATTAATGTTTCCGTACCGCTCTTTGATGTCCTTCGCTACCTTCACCCAGTAGTCAATCTCTTCGTGCCGCTTGCAATGTTCTTCGAGCAAATAAAAACACCCTTGGTCATCTTGTCCGATTACGACAATAGAACCCGGGTGATCATATCCCCAGTCAACCCCCGCAAAATACTTCTTGAAATTGACGCGCCTGTTTTCAAATTCATCGGAGCCGATATAGTGAATGTCCTTATTGAAATCCTTGTAAATGACCCCTTCAGGCGCCACCCAATAACCGTATATGTCCCGATCTGTAAACATGCCGCTCGGCGTCGATGCCACGATGCTCTCCACATATTCCGGATCGAGAAAATTGTTATCGAACAGCGAGAAATGAAATGACCGGATGTTCAGCCGCCCGCTTTTCAACATTTGCCCGTCTTTGTCGATATAATCCGTTTTGACGGTGTGCATCGGGTTCTCAGGGTTTGTATCCATCATGACCACAGCGCCTTTATAAGAGCACCGGGAAATGACTTCTTTCACGAAAGAGTCATGCAGGGCAGTCGCTTCATTCAGGAATGCGCCGGCTGACGTGAACCCCCGTGCTTTTTTCCATGAATCAGCATTGGCCCCGTCAAAGCAATATACACGGTTGCCGAATATCTCAACGGCATTCGACTTGTCGAGCCTCAATTCTTTACCCAGAATCAATTCCATATCGTTCAAGACATTTCGTTTTATGGCTGCCTGAGTAGCCCCGCCGATGATGAAGGATAGACCCATGTTTTGATACTTGCTGACGTGAGCAAGGAACGTCAAAAGGAGCACGAATGTTTTTCCTGCCCTCTTTGCGCCGCTACAAATTAGAATTTTGGGTTGCTCTTTTATAAAGCTGTCCCAAACTTCCTTTTGCTTTTTATTCAGTTCCATCGGCATTCACCATTTTCCTCAACATTGCGGCAATATCATTTTCTTGGGTGTTTCCTTCGCCGCCGTTAACAGCCTTCTTGGTCTTCTCGATATTCAAGCGCATTTGTTCCAATTTAAGGCGCCGCTCATCTTGCTCATGCGCCAGCTGGTCGAACTGCTTGATCAGACTCCGGAGCTCACCCATTGCCCGAGATTGAGCGTTTAAGAGAGTCGCATGACGGTCCCAAGCGAACTGTATTTCAAGTTCTTCTTCTACAATGTTTTTTTCATATGTTAGATTGCCATCTTCGTCCTCATCTTGATGATAAACGTATTTTGCCTTTTTCAGCTCTTTTGCCGTATCATCTTTATCCTGCACAAACATAATGCGTTGCGCCCGTAGAATGGCCGCGTATTGGATCTGAATTTGATCCCATATCATATCAGCAGGTGAACGCTCCTGAATCTCTTCCATGATTTCAAGCGTTTCTTCCGGCAGATACTTTGAGAAGAATCCATGCGAAACCGCGTTTTGATTTCTTGCCGGAGCCGCCCCGCCGCTATTCCCTAATGCGTTTTTGTTGCCGGGTTGCCCGCCTATTTTTGTGTGCACACTTTTTTCAGGGGGTGCACCCTTTTTCCTTTCCCAACCATGCCGCTGCTTCCACGATTTAATGGTGTTCGCTGACACCCCGTACTTCTCGGCAAGGTCCTTGTATTTCATGCCTTTGACGTAATCCTTATACGCCTGAATGTGCTTTTCAGCCATCTACATTCACCGCCGCCCCCTTCTGATTCGTGTTTGTTTTGGAGATTATTTTCTCGGACTAAACTCGTCATCGTGTGCAAGCTGATGAATCGTGTCTTTCCCTATTTCCACAAGTCCAACAGCCTGCACATATGTTTCCGTGTCATGTATTGTCATCGTGGTGCCGTCTTTCATGTTGAAAGTAGCGACATAGCCATCTATCTCATGAAAGTTCTGTTCCATCCAGTTAATGAGTCCGTTTGTAGGGCCGGGAAAGACTCTTTTCACTTTACTCATCGAATCATCTCCTTCATATTCTCTCTAAACCAAGCCCACACTCAGAGGCTGTCAGCCGCCAATTGTTTTATCTGAGATTCACTGGACCCGGTTTACAAAGAACATAAAAAAGCGACCCCGCTTATTAGCAGTGCCGCCGTTTTGTAATCTCTCCCACATATAAGCTAAGAAGCACCCTACCCCTTCATCAAGTGCTATGCATCCGCCACCACATTACCTGGAATTGGCGCATATAAAGCCGCCGGGCGTCTGTTCCCTATATCGGCCCTTGACCCACTCACTTAGCCGCTTGTGTCACCCATACGAACGCGACACCACCACAATAAAGCCAGTTATCGTTATACGAATACCGGATGTCCAATCATACACATGGCATATCGGACGGCGACCCTTGACCACCCCGGCCGCTTGCATCATCCACCGAAATATGATGCCACCGCATTTATTACTTTTCTTTTGGCAGGATATAAACGCCTAACTCTTTAACCCATACCATTTTTTCTTTCAGGTCATTATCCATGATTGTTTCCGTGATCGTGTCGCCCGCTCTTGCAAAATATTCTTTTGTGTCAGGAATTTCAGCGCCTACAATGTCTGCGATCTTCACGAATGGCATAGCCGTGTGTAACTGATGACTGATTTCGTCTTTGAATCCATATTTCGCAAGGTCTTCAATGTACCCGCTGATTTCAGCCAGCTCTTTCACTCTCTGGTCGTATTCCGCTTTAAGGTCAACATATTCCTCTTGCAATTCGTTAAATTCTTTTTTTAGACCGTTCGTCACCTTGTCCAGCTCGTCAGAAACCGCATTTGCATCTACTGTGACTGTAAATTTAAAACCCTTTGAATCCATCTCACTCACTCCTTTCGTTAGTGAATTGCGAACGAAAGCGCCCTTCATAAATAGGTGGCAACCGTAAGACGAAAAAACACCCTTTTGACAGGGTGCTCATTTCCGCCTATGTTTTTGGAAATCCAAAATATCCTCTTTCAGAAAAAGCCTGTCCCGAGGCATCTCTTTCATCGGCTCTAATTCCCCGGTCTTTACTAACTGGTTCAGATACTGACGGGTAAACCCCAATATCTCAAGCGCTTCACTTGTATTGAGTATCTCTTCATTCAAGAATTTCTTGATTGCGTCACGCTCTTTAGGCTTGTACATTTTTGAATCATCCTTTTTTCTCGCGATATTTCAAGTAAAGGGAAAATGCTTTCTCAACGATCGAAACAACAAATAAAATGATCAGACTAACGTCGAGAGCCGTTTTCAATGGTCCCGCTGCCACATCCTGACGGAAAAACAGCATATACGCTAGGGCGAGAAGAACAACAATATCAGTAGTGGACTGTACACTTTTCATTTTTTTTGAAAGTGGCTGGCTTTCAGGTATTTTTCTTTAGTCGCCGCATTTGCTATACTTGGAGCAAGGGAGAAGCGCTACCTTCTCCCTCGGCTCAAAATCATCTGCGCTTTCTTGGACGTCTGCGTTTTTTGATTTTGGGCTTTTTTGTTTTAAGCTTTTCCCTGATGATGAGGACTTTTTCAACAACTGTGAGAGTTGTGAGGATAATCCCCAGTACCAATGCGATTTCAGCCACTTTCTTTCCCTCCTTTCTATACTTTAATTATACTTCATAACTTTACTCACGTCAAGTTATTTTGTGGACTTTTTTCATTATTTCTCCAATAAAAAAAGAGCCTATTCACGCTAAACAGAATAGGCTGTGATCTGCTCTATTTTTCATTTTCAGACGGGAACGTTCAATGTTCTTCTGCACAGTTCCTTTTTTAATCCCCAATAACTGCGCTATCTCTTCGAATGACATGTTTTGCACAGCATGCATCATGAATATGTCCTTTTCTCTTTCTGTAAGCACGGAAAGGGCATCAGCGATTCTTTCCTTATCCCAATCACTTACCTCTCCCTCAGCCTCTTGAACGATTGCGTATTCTTCCGGCAGCGCATCAATTAAGCGCGGATCAGCAAGAATCGTCCTTTGATATGCGTCTCTTCTGTCAGCACCTCGGCGGGCGCCGGGCTGTCTTCCGTTCTGCAGCCATTCGAGAGTGAATTCAATATCGCTGATCATGCTACTGATAATCTTTTTGTCGTTGATCTGTTCAGCCGTCAGATTGACTTCAGCCGTATCTTTGTAGAGCCGGTACATTTTTCTTGTTTCTCTTAAAGCTCGTTTATATTCTATGATTAAATCCAGCATCCTGATTCCTCCCCTTATTTGCGCTTAAATGCGCCGCCCTTGCCTCGTTTAAGTCTTTGCATGTCTTGTCCCATCATTTGCCGCCAAAAGCGTTCAGATCGCTCCTGCGTGTTTTTATTGGGCTTTTTCTTTTTCTGCTTCATGTCATCCCTCCGCTCAAATAAAAAACGGACACCAATCAGAGCACAGTGATTCTGTGCAATGATCAGTGTCCGCAGGCTTTCCGTCTTGGACTTATTCAGTTAAAGCAGCACATATGTAGCAATATTCCCGATGATCGCCGCTATACAAATTGCAGTTAAGTGATTTCTCAGCTGTGAATCCTTATCCTCTCCTATAACTCCCATAAGAGAGACTATCAGGACCAGCAGCAGGACTATTTTAAAAGCTATTAACACTCGTCTTCCCTCTTCTCTCTATACTTATCAATATCTTGAAAAAACGCCGCGGCCGTGAATGCGATGATTGCGCCTATTAACGTGATGTTTGCTTTCATGTCCGGCCTGTATTCGTACTGGAAATAAAACCAGAAACCTAACCCCATCAGCATAAAAACTATTCTCAGCGCCATCTAATCCCCCTTATTTGATTTGAAATTTTGCTGATTCAAATGTTCCGATGTAGTTCCGCTTGCCGGAATCAGAGTAGCAGTCAAGCTGGATGACATAGGTTCCTTTCCCGGTCTTATTCCGGATCGTTTTCACGTTGAATGATTTCAGAGGCGTTGCCGTTTTGAAGCTGCCCCGCTGTACTAAATTCGTATCAGTCAGCCCGCCGCCGCTGCGCTTCTTGTATACGCCAGCCGTGTAATAAAGTGTGCTTGAGCCTTTTTTCTCGGCTTTCCAGTCCACCGTTGAGGCGCCGGCCGTGTAAGTCGCGGCATCTGTAAACACCCGGCCGCTGTACCCGGATTCATTTTGCCAGCCGGACCATGCGGCGGAAGCAGACGGCGCAACGGCCGCCGCTCCCATAAGTAATACAGCTGATAGAATGATTGATTTTAATAGTTTTTTCATGACTGTTCATCCTCCTTTTTAAGTCCCATCATTACTAATTTTTCATTAACATGCTCTATATCGCACTTTTGGCATAAATCCCCAAAAACCGAGAAAGCATGTTTTTCGTACTCTTTCCCGCAACGCCTGCACTTGCTCATCCTCTCTCACACTCCCTCTATCTCAACAATGGTTACTTCTTTCAAGTCTTGATCGTGGCATGTTGAAATAAAGTAATGTCCCATTCTGTTACCCCCAAAAATGATTTGCGGCACTCGCAATGCCATATACGATCCAAGAAAGGGCGAAAAACAGGATTCGCCAGTTCTGCCCCCGGATCATTTTGTTTTGCTCCATAATCGTCCGCGCTAAATCTTCGTTACGCGTTTCCAATTCGATGCATCTTGCTTGTAGTTCTTCGTTTTCTGTCATTGTTCCGTGCCCTCCTTCTCTTCCGACGCCACCAGCCGTATCCGCTGTAACTCCCTGCGCGGAAGCTGAAGCTCTCTTCCGATGTATAAAATTTGTCTGGATCAACACCTTCGCCTCGACCAGGAAAGTGCTCTTCCGACCATTTCATACTTTCGCCCGGTGTCCACTCTGTTCTCCAATTTTTAATGTCGCCGTATTCGTCCAACTCAGGATTTTCAACAACCTTCAAATTTTTATACGCTGTAATATCTAATCCCATTTGTACCGCTCCCTTATTTCCGCCCGCCGACGGTATTTTGTAGAAATTCATGCACATGACACATAAGTAGCATGCCGCCTTTTTCCGGTCCGTGCTTTTCACGGAAGACAGCCAATGCTTGTTCGAAAGCCTGCCTGTAATCCTGCTTTACGCTATTTCCTCCTCGGCGCCCTGATGATTTCTTCCGGCTCTTCAAATGCTATTTCCTCTTGATCATCCATAAGCGGACTTGACGTAATTGTTACTTCAAGGTAGCTTTCACAAGATTCTTCATCAAAGAAATACTCAACATCGGCTGATAAAATGTGTGTGAAAGTAACGTTCGTTGTCCCTTCTATTTTCAAGGACAATTCATCCCATAGAGGTAATGCGGCCATTACCTCCAAAAATTCAGGAACCTCTTTTAATATTTTTTCTGCATTTTTGAAGTCGACCCGCAATCCGTCTTTTGTTCTAATCGTGTGTTTTTTCATTTCATTTGCCCTCCTGCTGCCGCTGATGATTGACGGCGTTTTTGTCCATGTAAGCCGCTTCGATTTCTTCTGCGGAAATCCCATCCCTTAACCCCCGATCAAATTCGGCAGCACGGAGATAGTGAAGAAGATGAGTCCCACGCATGCCCCGACAAGCCAGATATTTGTTTTATCCCGTTTAGCGATAATGGTGTGGTCGCCGATCATTTTCAGATCGTCAGAACGAGCGACAAGCGTCGGGATGTAGTCCGGGTGAACATTTAATAGCTCGGCCGCCTGCTCGACGGTCATCGCTTCGTCCTTCGTGGCCTTCACGTTCCGTTGTAGTTCTACTTGTAATGGCATCATTCCGCGTCACCTACAATCTGAAGATTTTTATAATGAGCTATATGTCCGCAGGGGTTCTCCCAAGTATGAATTTGTCCAAAGAATCCGTCCTCGGTATACTGCATTAACTGAGGATTTCCCATTTCCCCGCCACAAGTAGGGCATTCCCAAAGCACATTAATTTCCTTGAACCCGATCAGGAAACCATTGGTATCGCGGGCGGGAATCGTTACTTTTTTTGTCTTCATACCGCCGCACCGCCTAACAATTCCGGATTTTGATATACGTTGCCGATGATTTCTGTAAAATAAAGATCATTGTGTTTGTGTAACTCTTGAAGTTTCCCCTGGTGATCTGTTAGCGTTCCACGCTTGATACGAAGGACTCCATGAATTTTTTCTAGCCTGTAGTTGCGGCAAATCTCTTTCATCTTGAAGCCGCAGCCTTCAAAAACAATCTGCATAAATCGTGTGTTTTTTTCGCCCTCGTCAATAAAGGAGAACATAATAACATCGCCCTGATAAATCTCTTTGCCGTTTTTGTCCTTCGTGCCGGTATATAAATCGCGGCTGATCAACTCGTAACCGAACTCTTCACAAAAGACGGGAGACAGTTTGCGGGCCGGGCGTTCTTCAAGCTGACTGATAAAGTACGTTTTCAATTCGACATTGCCTGTTTCCTTATGCCGGAATGTATACCGGATTTTGATGTTATTCATTCCGCATCACCCTCCAACCCTCTGCCTTCAAGAAGCTCCTTCGCATATCGGGAATACCTTTGAATTACCAATTCAGGCGCCGTTCTCACTGTTTTCATATTTGCGAACAGATGGAAAGCTTTTCTGAACCTGTCATTCTCTTTTGTAAGCCGCTGAATCTCTTCCCGGGCCTGCCGAAACTGATTGACCGCGATTTCCTGCTGCCGCTGATGCTCCCGGTTCATAGCCTGCTGCATGATTAACTCTTCCGCGAGCTTTTCGGCTGCTGCTTCTAAAGAAATCTGCTCCGGTGTACTGGCTGGCGTTTTTGAAAGGGCGCAAATGTAAGAGCCGGTATATAAAACTTCACCTTTTGACAAATTGATTTTGAATTCTTTCATGCCCGGGCCTCCCGGTCTAAAAGACATGTTTTGCATACAACCCATTGAGCTGAATAATATATTTTTCCGCAGCATTCACACTTGCGGGCAATTTCGTTTTGATACATTTTTCCGTTCCTCCCCCGCAGGGGAAAACCCCTGCTAATTGAATTTATGGCCGATCTCGTAATCACAACGAGCCAAGCCGCCTTTTACTGTTTGAATGATTGTTTTACCGTGTTCCGGGGCGTCCATTAGATGAGCAGTCCCTTCAGTGCCATCTAAAACGATGATGCGGACTTTCCCCGGCTCGATGCTTTGCTGAATAGTTGTTTCATGATTTTTTATTTCTGTTGGCTTGTTCACTCTGGCCGCCCCCTGTGCTATGATAGAAGTACCAGTTCATATCAAGGGCACTGAGGCGCAGCTTCGGTGCTTTTTTACGTTTTACGACGGCAGCCGCAACGTTAAGCCGGCAGATGGCTTTAATTCCTCACGGTAGATGATCGGATGCTTTTCGACGTATGCCGCCAACTGCTCCGGCGTCATTTTCCACTCCTTAACTGGACCAGGCTTGTATGGATCGATTTTTTCTTGCATAGCGATAACCTCCTGAATTGATTTTTGGTATTTCTGAACCTCCAAGCTTTTTGCATTCCGCTCCCATTCGGCTAGCGCATCGTTTGTAATCGGAACAGAGCGTCATGCAGGCCATGAGCTTATCTTCTTCCTGCACCCACAACGGCCGATCGTCTGCGATTACCACGTTTTGCAGTGGTCTTCCCCGCCTTTCTTTTGAGTTTTTTCAACTCGTCCAGCTCAATGAAGCCGAGTGCCTTATCCAGCGCCAGCACCTTGAGTGGCGTATCGTAAAGCCGCTCATACAGCTTGCGTTTGATGGCAAATTCCGTTGTTTCAACGCCTTTGATGTCAATGATCTCGATGCTGCCGTCCAAGTTATGAACCTCAAAGTCTGCAATATATTCAATCTTCCGAAAAGTTTTGCCGTTCTTTTTGAATGCCTCTTGAAGCAGGAACCGGGGTTGCAGCTTGAAATCTTTGATCTGCTTGCTCGCCTTGAGCCATTTCAGCTGCTCATAGTATTTGGCTTCGGCCCGGCTATCAAACGTGATGCCGTCCACTTGTGTTTTTCTGGCTCCGTACTTATTCGTTTGCATGTGATGCCTCCAAAAGCTCAGGATTTTGATAGACTGTTCCGAGAAATTCAGAATCCGGCCCGCAATCACCAAGAGAATCATAATGCCCGTTGGTATATTCTCCGTAAAATGCAGCTAAATCATTCTCGTAAACAACCTTAAATATTCTCCCCAAAGCGTCTTTTCGAATGTCTCCCTCCCAAATCTCCTGCCTGGCCTCGCTTTTGTCCTTCAATCCGGTGTATTGCAAATAAATTAGATGGTGCAACGTTTTGAAATTAGGTTCGTCTTCTGTAATGTCTGTAGCAACAATGCCGCTTCCACCAAACTCAAAAACAATGTCATCTTCTTCGCCTAAATAAAGCATTCTGTCTTTGACATCGTCCCATGCCCGAAACTTGATTTCCCTCATTTCACCGCTCCCTCTCTTTCAATGTGCATGCCTCTAACTCTTGACCGTTGCATTTTAAAAACTGTGTTATGACTCTTTTTTCTTCTTCCGCTAGCGCACTATAAAATAATAGGGCTGCTAATTTAAAATTAATTGGCGGATAGATTTCACCTGTATAAGGGATTTGGTTTAGTTCTCTCATTCTGCCGCCTCCGTATCTCTGACTATTTCCTTATCGGCCCGTTCCCGCGTGTCGTCGTTACCTCCCGTCAATTTGTTCCCAGTGCTGAATCTGCTTTTCCTTGTACGGCGCTGTGAGGATGATGGCCGGCAGCAGGATAACCGCTTTAAGCACTGTGCATCAGCTCCATTTGTTTGATTTTTTCCTCAAGCACCCGGATCGCCGGGGTAAGGTCCTGGCCGGCCGTTTGCTCGGCGGGCCCGAACAGATACATGCCGCCGGATGCCGTGAAATTTACCTGTTTATCCATTTCTCAATCCCGCCAATCTATGATTTAACAGCATTCTGTCTCCCTTGATGATCACAACATAATCCGCACACATTTCGTAAATCCGGGTGCCGAGCGCCTCGTCTATCTTTACGATCTGCTCGATATTCAACTCGCTTGAAATCAAGATCGGTTTATGGTTCAGATAGCGATAGTTGATAACAGAGTATGTTTGCTCGACCTGCCAATCGGTAGCCCGTGGCTTCCCATTCAGAGGCTTGAACAGATCATCTATAAACAGGACTTCAACCTCTTTCATTCGCTTGAGCTTTTCTTCCAGCTTGTCAAAATCATCTTTCAGATCGTTGAATCCTTCGACGTATGGAAAATACTGAACCGCGATATTTTTTGATTTAATCAGCTTGTTAGATATTGCAGTAAGCAGATGTGTTTTGCCTGCCCCCGGCTGCCCGAGCAGGGCGATGCTGTTGTTTCGAGTGCCGCGTATATTATCAAACTCCTTGTAGTATTCGACCGCTGTATCGTAAGTCACTTTCACCATTTCCGGCTTCCCTTCGGTTACAAAATTCTTGAATTGCAACCTTTCAAATTCCGGGGTGATGTCACTGGAATTCATTAATTTCCGGATGCGGCGCCGCTCAATGCATCCACACCGTACCCACACTTGATAACCGTCCTTGTTTTCGAGATAGCCGAGTTCGTCTTTGCATACCTGACAGTCATACTCAGCCTTTTCTTCTGAGGCGGCCGACTTGTCCGCCGAAAATTGAGCCGACCTTTCCTGAAGTTCTTTCATGACTGCCGCCATCGCCTCGTCCGTACTTTGTGTTCTGTTGTTTGTTGGCATACTGCTGTTTCTCCTTTCGTCTCTGGCTGAATGGGTTTGAGAGGATTGCTTCAATGTAATTCAGATTAACGTTGTTGCCTTTGCTTCTGAAAGCCTGTTTCATTGCCTCCATGACTTTCTCTTCGCCGTAATCATCCACCATATACCCGAGCCGCTGAACCTCCATTGTGCCAATGGTGCGGGCTGTTTTGTTTTCGAATAGTTCAAATGCATTTTTCATTTTTTCGTCAACCTCCTGCTGTGCTCTTGGCGATGATTCTTCTTTCGGCAATACCACGTCTGGCGTATCCGCTTTACAGTTCTCCGTTTCCTCATTACGTACTGGATTTTCAAAAGAGATTAGCTTGTATTTCCCAGCCTTTCTCCCCTGCGGCTCATACTCTATCCGTTTGAGCTCGATCAGAATTTTCCGGTGCTTTATCAACGTGTTTTCTGTTATCTCGATTTTTGCTTGAAGAGTGGTATTAGAAGTGGTGAACCACTCCCGCCACCCGGTTCTATTGTTGATGTGCATCAGATGGAACCATAACGCTTGTGTTGTTGCTGACAACGGATTCGTTTCTAACCAATTCATGAAACCGTTCATTTCTTTCAGGTAGTTCATGGCTCACCTACTTCCTTTCACACAGTGCTGTCAGAGCCTTAAAATCTATTTCTACTAACCTCAGAGACGGCTCATTTGTCTTTAAGTAGTCAGCCGTATACCGGGTATACAAGTCCTTTCTCATATCGCGCTGAACCGTTTTGACCAGCCAGAGATAACAATGCGGGATGGGAATCCTGATCAACTCCCTGTCCATCAGCTCACCAACTCCGAAAAATGGATGATGCTGTTCAGTTGATTAGTGGCCCGGCAATACTTGCATTTTTCGCACCGCTCCGGCTTCTCCCCGCCATGTTTCACTTGCAAAATCCGATCCATCCGCTGCTCAATCTCCTCAAGCTCTACTTCCATCCTGTCTTCATCAATATTGATGACAGCTTTATCAGGCGGGTCTTCTTTCGACACTCCAACGATCAGGGGTTCAAGCCATTCGTTACGCCCAGTCATCCGTTTTTCAATCTCTGCGTAAAGCGCCATCTGAGCGATGTATCCGTATGCCTCAACAAAAGAGCAATATCCTATTTCCGGGTCCCAAACTTTCTCCCGTAATGACCGCGCTGTTTTCAGATCGGAGAAACGGCCGCCAGCTGGGTTGTATACGTCCAGCTTTCCTTTCCACGGAACACCGAACAATTCAGCAGTTACGATGACTTCCTTTTCTCCTTGCAAAACGAACATACAGAGTTCGTCATGTTGAATCGCCTCAATCATCAGATCAGCTAATTGATACTGCTTGTACAGCTGGCCCTTTTGTGTAAAAAGTGATGGGGTGTTCTTTTTAAATTCATCAAAAGCCTGTTCACCTTCAAGCCAGGCATGAACATATTGGCCGAAGAGGAGCGCCTCCGATGTGGGCGGCGTCCATTCTCCGTTCAACTTTGCCATCGTAGCAGCCTCGCATTGCAAAAAGCTTTTATATTGAGAATTTGACATGTAGTGTCTATCAATCTCGTTAGAGTAATAGTTCTCCTTGTTCAGTGCCGGTATCCGCATTAGCAGGATCACCCGCCTTTTCTTTACTGTCAGCAGGCTTGTCAGCTTGCTCTTTCTGCTTTTTGAATTCTTCCTCAGCCTTTGACTTAGTCGCGCCTGTGGCCTTCACATTGAAGTAATCCTCTTTCTTGGCCATACCATCACGTAAAGATGTATAAATGCGGCCAATCTTCAAAAAGTCTTGTTCTGTAAAGGCGTCGACGTTACTGCCGATGTATTCTTCAATCATTTCTTTGGTGATTCCGAATTCTTTTTTGAATGTTGATAAAGCATTTCTGAGCCGATCTTCCAGTGGTTCTTTATGGCCGTTTATTAACGTTTTCTGGCACATATCAACTGCAGCGTCAACGATATCGCCAGGAATCACTCCAAGTATGCAGGAACGGAGTCGACGGGCTCCTTGATTGGCAACCATTTCGTAAATATCCCTTGCATCATTGAGCTTTGTCACTGTACCTTTTGCCTTTTTCTCATGCTTCACAGTGAATATTTTGGTTTGCCTGGTATTCGTTTCAAGATCCCAAGCGTAAGCCATGACAGATGATTCACCAGCTTTTTGTTCCAACTCCATAATTCCGTAATCAATGTTCCCCCAGTTCTGTGCCAAGGCCTCCGCCAGCCGGATAGATGGACCGGAAACCTTTGTCCCGCCGCGAGGATATTCATACACCGCATTCTCGGCTAAAAGCCTCCGTTCGCATGCTTTTTTAATCCGGTCAAACGCCGCGAATACGTCCCGTGGGAATTTCTTTGCGATGACCATCGCCGCCTGTACTTCTTGAGCCTGTCGGCTTACCATCGCTTCCGTAGTCACGCTAGTATCCTGCTGGGGCGCCGGCATGTAATCCGAGTAATCTACCTGTGATAATCCATTCATTGTGCTTCTGCCACCTTTCTCAAATAAGCTTCTGTGCCGAGCCGCTGCCATTCTCGGTATGCATCCATTGACGGAAAGGAAAATACGGGTTTGCCTTTACTGAACATGATTGAGCCGCCGACTTCTCTCAGGCGCTTCTGATCGTCCACCCGGTCACTGAAAGATGCTGTTATTCTTTTAGCCATGTATAAAACCTCCATTGTTTTTTATGGGGCGTTTTGGTATAATAGGAATACAATCAATTACCAAAACGCCTTACCTAGCCCACTCTGCAAAGTGGGCTTTTTTTATTGTGCTGAATGAAACTTAAATCCAAGTTGCTCCTTCAAGTAACGTTCAAGATTGTCTTTTAAAATGATCTCGCCGCAGTCAATTACAAAGTTATCCGCTGACGTTACTTCATCCCCAAAGAAATCCTTTTGTGTTTCCGGCTCAGTCAGCTTGTCATGCCAGTTGTTCAGAATCATCGGGTTTTCTATGTTCAATTTCCTCAGCTCCTTCGTTTACCTTTGCCAATTCAGTAAGACTCTCGATTGCATTCTCTAAAGAGTAAAATTCCTTATGCAGAATGCTCACAGCTCCTTTGATCTCTTCCTCTGAATATTTCGCCTTTTGGGCATGTCGCAAGAAGCTTGCCGCGAGCTCAAATTTTCTGAGATTCATCCCATACACCTACTTATCACTGCCAAATTAATGCCGCGCTGTTGCATCTTGATTGCTGTGTGATACAACCGCCCTTTATTCGCCAGTCGGCTGATATCCTCTGTAAGAACCTTGATGCTCCCTGCAAGACTGATAGCTTCTTCATAATCGCCATCCCGTAACGCCTCCGAAAGCATGATAGAGAGCTCTTCCGCCGACTCGATTTTTCTTTTTGCTGAATCTGCATCTGTTTTCAGGAAATGATTAATTTTCATAGTAAAACCGCCTGCCTTTCCTCTGATTTTGCCATTGCAACCTGACTCACTAGCGCTTTACGAGTCCACCTTTCGGCCAGTTCCTTCATGTTCAATCCATGACTACGGGCCAGCGAATATATCAGCGTTTTATTTGCCGGGATCAGATCAAAAATCTGTTTAATATCGGCCATTGGCAGTTCTTCAGGTTGTCGGCCTGGCCTATCGTTTGCCAGCCAGCGCGCTAAATGCCTTGTTGCTTGCAATGCTTCTTCAAGCTGATGAATCATATTGATTACTGCCGCGCTTGCGCTCTCGTTAAGTGCTGGATCTATTGGTGCCGCCGTCGTCGGGTGCAATTTGAAGAGGTAATGGACCAGATCAATATGTTCGTATGCCTCGCACGCCTCAAACCACTTGATGCATAATTCCGGGGTAAGCTTACTGAATCCATTTTCAACGTCCGAAACATACCGCTGATCCTTTCCCCCTATCAAATTACCGATCTGATACTGTGCAAGTCCTGCCGCTTTGCGGACACTACGCATGATCCGGGGTAGATTATGCAAATTGTATGGGTTGTTCTCCATATGTTTGCCTCCTGATATATCCAGTTGTTCACTGGTAAAATTTAATTAATGAAGGAACTAGCTTGCTTGCTGTTTTCTCAGCTTGTCGATGATAAAGGCCTGTCCCTTTGGCGTAATGCGGATAGTCAGCCATGATTTAGATGAACCGTTTACTTGTCGCACTCCCTGCGCTATCTCAAAATAACCACGGTCGATATATTCCTGGTATGGCTCGTTCTTGTTTGCCAAGATCATCTTCCACTCGCGTAGCTTTTGGAACAGCCGTTTTTCTCCAATGCTGATACCCTTTTTAGATGCAAGCTTCGCCAGTTCTCTCACAAGCAATGATTTTTCAGATGCCATACAACTCTCTGCAAAGTTGATCAGTGGCTGCTGAATCTTCAGTGTGTGCTGAAGTCGTTGCCGCTCTTCCTCTTCGGTGATCCATCGCTTTGCCCGGTTGATCGGATCATCAATCATGTAAGAGGGCTGATTGAGCCTTTGAAGCTCATTTTCCATTCGGTTAAATTCTGCAATGTATTTTTCTTTAAACAGTGCGGCCTTTGCGCCCGTGTAACCAAAAACCAAGAATGTGAGTCCATCACGTTTTATGAGATATTTTTTGTATGTTCGGTTTCGGTCATCCTGGTAGTCAACCTCCGCAAAATTGTGGAGATTAAATTCTTTGCTGGAATCAAGGTTTCTGATATCCCGCAGGACCGTGTCATGCCGTTTCCCGAAGACTTTAGCGACAGTCAGGCTGTCCGTTACAACTTGATTACCTTCAATGAAGACGAGTTGATTCACCCTATCGCCTCCTTCATAATCGCTTGTTCCTGAGCTTCAATCCATGCATCAATGTTATGTTTGGTAAAGAAAATGCGATTCCGGACTCGGAAGTGTGGAATTTGTTTTTCTCGGACCATCGTGTAAATTGTGTCATGATGAACGCCAAGGTAATCAGCTGTTTCCTGCACAGTTAATGTATTGCGTGTCATGCTCAAACCTCCTGTTATCCTTGTTGCTGATTAAGCAACATTTTGAGTAAAAAAATCAGTCACATGGCAATCAAGGACCTTTGCTAAACTTGGAAGCTGTCTGGCTTTGAACGAGTACTCCCCTCTTTCATACTTTAAATATGTTGAGGCATCTTTAAAGCCTAAAGCATTAGCTAACATTTGCAGTGAAAGGTCAAGTTCAATTCTTCTATTTTTAATAAATGCCAAATCAAATATCACATTATCACCCCCACACCGTTGTTGTATCAGCAACTTATCTACAGTATATGTTGTTGAATCAGCAAAGTCAACGCTTTTGTTGCGTTTTTAGCAAAATATTTTTTTCTGTATTGGAAACATGTTATGATGATGTTGCTAATATGGAAATGCCAATAAAAGGACTCTGGTGATTTTAATGACAAATAAATTAGGTCAAAGAATTAAGGAACTTCGTGAAAAAAATAATTGGTCGCTTAGAGAATTAGAAACTAGGATCAATATTAATTACAGTGTACTGAGCAGGATAGAATCTGGTAAAAGACCTGTGACGGATACCGAGTTACTTAAGTTCTCAGAACTATTTGATGTTTCTACCGATTACTTAATTGGCAGAAGCAACTCTTTGGAAACCCAAGTATCGGAAAAACGAACTGCATATGAATTCAACGACTCTGATCTCCAAATAGCCTTTAGAGACGCTATTGATTTATCAGAGGAAAGCCAAAAGCAAACAATTGATTTTATTAAGTACCTTAAAGAGAAAGAAAAAGCAAAAGGTCGTAAAATTCCAAATTCGTCTGATGAGTAAACAGAAGCAAAAAATAATTACATGACAAACACATTAGTCTTTATTTATTATTGTTTTGTTTAGTTTAAATAATGCTGAATAGATCACCTCAAAAATTGAGGTTAAGTGTTCAGTTGAATGACGTTCAACCTCAAAAATTGAGGTGATCTTTGAGGTTATACATTCTTTTCAACCGCAATTTTTGCCCGTTAATTTTATGAATACATTAACATTTTTGGCAAAATCCTCTTGAAATTTCGCTAAATTTGGTCGATTATTAATAGGTATTCTAATTTATGAACTGGGGGAATTAGGTTGAAAAAGTGGTTCATTTCGTTCATGTCTTTGGGGCTAGCACTTGCATTAGCAGCATGTAGCTCGACAGATGATGTCTCTACAGGGAGTAGTGATTCAAAAGACAAAAAAACTGAAGAGACTAAAGATGACGGTTCTAAAAAAGTCGATGCAAGCAAACAATCTGCTGAAGCTCTGGGAATGAAAGTTAACCTGGGCGATGTAAAGATCATGAAAGACAAGATAAACGTAGGAATAAACATTGAAAATACTACTGACAAAGTCTTGACTTTCTATCCAGACCAAGGAAATGCAGTTATCGGCAGTATGCAATTATCAGCAAACATGTTTTTAACTGATGGAGAAGTTGGCGGTGAAGTTCAAGGCGGCGTTAAACAAGAAGGTGTTCTTGAGTTTTCAGCTCCTGATGGAAAAGAAATTGATATTAATAGCGTTAAAGAAATCAAATTGAACTTCGGTGATGTTACAACTGATGACTTCATGAATACTAAAGCAGTAACAATCAAAGTACCAGTTAAGTAAGGAGAATTGAAATGAAAAGAACAACTGAATTTGTTTTAGGTCTGATTGGTGGGATTTTCGGTTTTATTGGAGCAATTATGGCATTAATTATCGGGGGCCTCGATGCATCTTTTAATTCAAGTGGCACAAGCGATATTATCGGTTTAGGTTGGGGCGCTATTTTCCTCTCCATCCTTGGTATTGTTGCATCTGTAATTGTTAGAAAGAAAGCAAAATTAGGCGGAATTTTACTCATCATTTCCGGTGTCGGTGGCCTGATTTGTATTTCTTTATTCTACTTACTGCCTGCTGTACTTCTTATTATCCCTGGTATCATGGGACTCGTTAGAAAAGACAAAACTCAGACAACAGCAGCGTAAAGAAGAGCCCTTCAAAGGGCTTTTCTTTCACACCAAAAACAGAACATACATTCCCTCTATGGTGGTGTTTTAATGTCAATCCAGTTATCGTACCTTGAAGAAGAAGTGAAAAAAATCTATTACAAGTTAAATATTGAAACTCCTGAAGACATTGATTTAGAAAGGATTGCCGCGGCATTTCGTATCTGGCTGCATTATGAGCAAAGAGAAAGCTGCATGTTTCAAATTAACGGTGAGTATAGTGTCGTCCTTGATGCTCGAGCCTCTCCACAAGAACAGTGGCAAGACTTTGTTCATGAGCTATGCCATGTCTTAAAACATACTGGAAACCAATTTCACATGAATAGAATGTTCAGGCAGCTTCAGGAATACCAGGCGAACAGTTTCATGTATCACTTCTGCGTACCAACTTTCATGCTTCTAAAAATGCAGATGCCCCGTCTTACATCAGAGGCAATTAAATTAATAGGAGATACATTTAATGTGACATATTCCTTTGCCGCTAAACGGCTAGAAATATTCAACAGAAAACAGTTTTCAATTCTCTGGTATAAAAAGCTTTATCAAATAAGTAAATTGAATGTTAGGAGGTAGCCAAATGGCTAGTATAGAGCCCCGTGGAAAAAACTCTTTTAGACTAATTGTTGAGAATGGTTACGATGCCAAAGGTAAAAGGGATAGAAGAAAGAAAACAATTCGTATAGAAGATCCAAAGCTATTAAAGACTAAACGGAAATTACAAGAGTATCTTGAGGACCAACTGCACCGTTTTAGAATTGAAGTAGAAGCCGGCGAGTATATTGCTCCAGAAAAATCTACTTTTGATTCATTTGCAGAAAAATGGGTTGAAAAGAAACTCTTTAATAAGAATGGTAAACCATACTCTTATACAACATCTGTCAAATATTCAAATCACTTAAAAAATCACATTCTTCCAGCATTAGGTCATAAAAAAATAGACAAAATAAAAAGCCTTCATATTGTTGATTTTATAGATGATTTATCTAAAGATGGGGCTAGAAAAGATGGAAAGCCTGGCGGATTAGGTGATCAAACAATCAAAGATATATTTAAAATCTTACAAGCATTATTTAAAACTGCCACAGAGGAATGGAAATTGATAAAAGACGACCCTATTGAGGGATTGAGTTCGCCAGAAGCTGAGAATAAAGAAATGAACTTTCTTGAATCTGACGAAGCAGCTGAATGTATTAAAGTGTTGTATGAAATAGATATTAAATGGCGCTTGTATTATCTTGCAGCTCTGATCGGGGGGCTTCGTAGAGGGGAAGCTCTTGCCTGTGAATGGCACTTGGATGTAGATTGGGACAAAGGTGGAATATACGTAAATAGATCAATTTCTAAAACAATTAACGGAGAGCCTCATGTCAAAAGTCCAAAGTCAAAAAGTTCTCAACGATTCGTCAAAATGCCTGATTTTTATATGAATGAGTTGGCTAAATATTATCGCATATGGAAAAAAGAAAAATTGTTGCTTGGCGATGCATGGGAAGGCGGAGAACATCAATATGTGTTTCATAGCGGTAAAGGAAAACCTTACTACTATACAACCCCTACCGCAAAATGGACTAAAATAAAAAAGAAGTACGGTCTAAAAGATGTTCGTCTTCATGACTTGCGGCATACTATGGTGGCCCTCCTTATGGAAGCTGGCGAAAGTCTCAGTGCTATTCAACGAAGAGCTGGACATGCCAGTGCTCGAACAACTAGTGATATTTATGGTCATGTTACCGAGAAACTCGAAAATAGCACAGTAAAACACTTTAACCAGTTCGACCCTAGAAACCTAGCACAAAAACAGAGTTGA